CGCCGGTGATTTCCTTGTACTCGTCGGCGGTGATCCATTTGCACTCGACAGCCTTGTAGACGCGCGCCTTGCTCCAAAGGTCTTTGTCGTAGTACTTCTTGACCTTCGCGAAGTGCTTGGAATGCTCAACGGTTTTCTTCGTAGCCATTACTGGTCACCTCCCACGGTCATGAGCAGGTAGTCGATGTTCGCCGTGTTGGTCTCGGTCTGCGTCGGCTGGGACGCCTGCTCGCGCATCTGTTCGAGCAGCGCCGGGAGGTCGGGCACCTCGCCGTTGGCGTAGGTGGCGAGCGCGGAGGTGTAGGCGAGCTTTCGCGCCTTCCGCTCCACGTACTCGTCATCGTCGATAACACCCGCGTCGTGCGCCGCGTCGGGGTCGCCGATCTGCGACAGCAGGTCGCGCAGGGCGTTGGCCTCGGCCAGGGTGCCGTCTCGAAGCTCGTCGGGGCGCGGCATGTCTTCCTCAGTGTCCATGCGGACTCCTTCCTTATCGGGGAATGTGCCGCCATCGTATTAGCGCCGTGAGATTGCCTGGCCGTTTGGGCGGGCGCGAAGAAAGAAGGCGCGCCGCAGCACGCCTTCGCTGTCTTGGTTATTTCGTTTTCGACCCGTCTAGGCCGCCGTTTTGAGTTGCCGCCTTTCCGCTATGGCGAGGGCGTTCCGCCCGAATCGTCTCTCGGGCTTGGTTGCATTGAGCAACCCCCCCCGCGAGATTTTCGAACAGGCTGCGGTACAGCGCGTCCATGGCCAGCACGCTGCGGTGCGCGTCCAAGTGAGCCATGCCGCCGCGCCAGCTCTGGTAGCTCTGCTGCACCTGCCCGGGCGTCATGACCCCCTCGGCCACCATGCGGGCCATCTTCTTCAGCTTGCGTCGCTCGCGCGTGATGGAGTCGCGGCACGGCTTCATGACGATGCGGCCCGTTTCGGTGTAGAAGATGAGCTTCTTCAGCCACGTGAAGCCGCGCGTCAGCTTCACCACGCGGGTCTTGCGCGGGTTCAGCGCGATGCCGAGCTTCGCGCACTCGTGCTCTATCAGCAGAAGGCACACTTGCAGGTACTCCTTGGACTCGTGGATCAGATAGAAGTCGTCCATATATCGACCGTAGGCCTCGGGGCGCAGCATCTCGGCCACGTAGTGGTCGATGCGGTTGGGGTGCGCCACCGCGCATATCTGGTTTGGCTCGCTGCCCAGGCCCAGGCCGACCTCGCCCTGCGCGTCTATCAGGCGGTGCTCAAGGGCGACCACGCGCGGGTCGAGCAGCGCGTCGGCCACCTGCCGCTTGACCGGCTCGTGGGCAATGCGCGCGAAGTAGTCGGAGAAGTCGCCCAGCAGTATGTAGCCCTCGCGCCCATGCCGCCGCCAGTGGTCGGCCAGGTGGCGCTTGAGCAGCTTAAGGGCGTAGTCGGTGCCGCGCCCCTTGATGTTGGCGGAGTTCGCGGATACGAGCGTGGGGACTATCGCGGGCACGAGGGCGTTCTGGGACAGCGACTTCTGCACCACGCGCTCGGGGAAGTGCACTGCACTGATGTGGCGCAGCTTGCCGCGCTCCCACAGGTCGAAGCGGATGAAACCCCGGCATATGTCGCGGCCCTCCAAAAGGTCTTGGCGCGATTTCACGGCGTTTCGCAGGTAGTCCTTCATGTACCGCTGCGTCGAGGCCTTCCACATGACGCTACGCGCGGCCTGCTTGGAAGCCTTGCACAGGCTGTTGAGGTCGGCCACCGTCTCAAGGGTGCACGCCTTGACGCGCTCGGCCTTGGCCCTGGCGCGCTTCTCCTCGCGGCGCTTCCGGCGTGCGGCCCGCCTTTGCTCCGAGTTCATAGAAGGCACCCCGCACGGCTTGCAATGTGGCTCTGACAGCCGCTTGAGGTATGGCCATGAAACGCGGCGAAGCCACGGAGCGCCGTGCCATGCAAGCAGCGTCCGGCCACCCTCGCGGGGTGCGTATTTACGGGCTCGCGCCCGATGGTCGCGCCCTCCTTCCTCTCCGCGCTCTGCTTTCGGCCCGCTGGCCTACTCGGTCTGGCAGTAAGGGAATCCGGGGCGGGGGCGAACCCAGGTGTTCGTCGCCGAATTGTAGTTGGCATTGCCGTTGTTGTTGACGTAGCACACGTTGGACGAGGAGCCGCCCATGACGGAACGCAGCCACCAATTGTACCGATATACAAGGCGGGACCGCCGCCCATTATAACGAACGCAGGCGCTCTAGCTCGGCCTCGGCCTCGGCTATGCGCTCGTCGGTCGTCTTCTTGCCGGTG